AGAAGAGTAATTAAGTAACTCTAAAAACTTATTAGCGAGAGTAGCTTCTTTGACGTAAACAATTCCTGAGATAGTTTGCTGAGGTGCTAGGTAAGAAGTCTTTCCATAAAAGTATGGATAAGCAGGATCAAAAAAGCCTAGGAATTTACCACCTGTCGCATTTTCAAAGCACGCACCATTATCACCGATAAACGACTGTTGCTTAGTTACTCCGATTGCACCTCCTGGAACAGTGATTGAATTATAATTTGAAGGATTTTTAATGGCTACTAATGGACCTATTGGGCTAGCAGTATAAGGTTCTGAGCCAGCGATTCGTAATCTACTTTCAGCAAATGTAACTGCAAAGTATGGATGCGACTCAATCTTTTCAGTAGTCAAACCACCAGCACTAGTGATTTGTGGATTAGTATAATTACCAGAATTTATGTCTGGATCGATGCCGACATATTCAGCGTTTGTTGTAGCGATTCCAAGGGCATCAAAACTAGTGGTCTGTTTATGCAGCTTACAATAGTTATAATCTTCTACTGTAAACGAATCACCGCGTAAAAACTCAAAGCCTAACGATTGGTCTGCCTTGTATGTTGCGCTAAGCGTATGCAGTCCAAAACCATCGTCGGAGAGTTTCCAACCTGGTAATAAAATGTCTTCTAGTAAATCGTCTCCGTAATCTTGTCGTGCCATAAAGTTATGCTATATTTTGGTAGGATTCTTTTGTAAAGTCTGTGTTCATTGGCGAGATTGGGCCAAGTCTATCGATGGCATCTTTAATATCTTTGAGAGCATCGAGTTGCTCCTCCATCAGTGAGAATGTCGCATTGTTGCCGACACCGATCACACCGGAGGTAGGACCGTTACCCATTGAAGCACCGAGAGAATTGGCGATGGTGTTGTCGTTTTTAACATTCTTCTGACTTGCATCTGCAATAGCATCTGCGTTTGCCTTGCTAACTTGTGCTTGGGCTGGTGCTGATGCTTCGTCTTTAAATGGATTACCTATACCTAATTTTTCACGAACGTATGCATTAGGCCCGTGTTCCAATACCCAACTGAATAAATCTGCAAAGAAATTTTTTCTTTTTTCTACATGTTCTGCAACAGCAACCGTTCCTATCATTAAAGACCTCTTCATATTATGCTCAAGTTTTGCAAATTTATCATCTAATTCATCAATCTTTTGATAAGCTTCTTCACTTGCAGTAACTAAGCCTTTAAATATATCAGGGTTTTTACCTATTGCTTCAAGAACAGGTAGCATATCATTGGCCACTTTATCGCCGAAGAAAGCCGTAGCGATGGCAAGTTTTCTAGTATCATTTTCCTGTGTGGCAATGGCTTGGGCTACACGTTGAAATAAATCTATTGATGTTACTTTTCCAGCTCTAACATCTTCTTCTGCAAATCCTAAATTCTTAGTTAACTTTGACATTTTATCGGTATCATTTAACGCGTCCTTCATAAAGAATCGAAGTTCACGAATTGATTTACTTAATACTGAAGTAGATACACCTGCCGCTTTAGCTGCTACACTTAATTTATCAAATTCTGCTCCACTGATTCCTGCTTTTCCAGCCATATCAGCAATATCACCCATTTCTTTAAAACTATCAGTAATTGTATTGATTGCCTTATCAAGTAATGCAGCTGCACCGAACGCACCGATAAATGCACCAGTTAAAGCACCTTTAATATCAAATGCATTCTTTAGTTTATTAGCCAACTTGTCCGCTTCTTTCCCTGCCTGTCCCATCACCTGAGAAGCATTAGATTTACCGACGACTCCAAATTCTAAAGATTGTGCCATGATGTTGTCTTATACCTATGACTTTTCGGCAACGCCCTTGTCGACTTCCGCCTTCTCCTCTGCCTTAGCCTTGCGTTCCTGCTCCATAAATTCTTCCTCTTCCGTAGTCAGCACATTAACTTCTCCGCCCTTGATTTTAATGAACGCGGTAGACAACCAAATGGCCTGACACTCCGGCATATTCCACGCCCTGTCCTCCGTGATGCCGTTACTGATTAAGTTAGCCACGACCATAAGAGGCCACCCGACCCCGCCGTCTTTAGATCCGCCTTCCTTGTCCGTCTTCTCCCAGAATTTAGGCCAGATACTTTGATGCGCGTAAGTCGTGAATGAGAAAACAGTCTTACGAAAGAAATCTTTGTTGCGCTTGAGTTTAGCCAAGTACCAATGGTCGAGCCAGGTTAAGTCACCAAACGTCCTCTCAGAGCAAATCTGAACGGCTAAGACTAGGTCTAAAGGCTCGATGTCCCTATGCGTATTTACTAGCGGGGAGTTGATAGCCAGCAGTCGGATCCGATACTTGATGCAAAACGGGTACACAAAACGACCCAGAAGTTTTAACTCTCCCGGGTCAGTAAATGCAAATAAGAAGCGGTTGTCCACCGCGTCAAATTACGGGGCTACGCCTTCGTAGTCAACTGCGGTGACGGACACTTTAACAAATTCTTTGTTACCACCCTTTTCGTCGACCTTCGTAATCCAACCAGCAAATGAAACTGAGGGGCTACCTGTTGGATAAGCCGTGTCAGCGTTTAATGTGAAACTGAATGAAGCACCAAGCACAGGCATACCAGAAGTTTTGACAATGCCTTCAACGGTGATTTCCGATTTACGGTCATCATAGCGACAGGTCTTAGTGAGACCGCTTTCGTCTTGTACCATGTCCTCGTTATTAAACGAAGAAGATACCGAGTAGCTTTGAACGAATAAATTCGTAACAGTGCCTGCGACACCATAGAGACAAGTAGTTCCTTTATTTACGGATGCCATATATAATTAAGGAAATTGGCAACGAGGCGATTAGGCGGGTAAAACGACTATGACATCGTACGAGAAAACCGTAGCCCAAGAGCGTTCGTCTACCCCTTCGTCTTCGTTCTGAGGGGTGACATCGTAACAGGTAGCGTCCCCTGAATTAGTGAAGGCCGTTTTAATGCTTTGGAGACTATCGACGGACATCGCACCAGTCAGGCCAGCACATCGCGCGCGGTGATCGGTGAGGGTCGTGTCATCGGCGTTGGAAAAAAGCGTCATACGGACGGAGCAGGAATAGTTTCCTAAGCCCTCAGGTAAGTCCGATGGAGTGCGGGCAGACTCGCAAAGGATAACGAGTTTAGGCAGGGTCATGATGTCCGCAGAATCACCAGTGTAGAGGCTGACACCTGCGAGACCTGTCTCCGTGGATAGATAAGTCTTTAAGACTTGTTCAACGATGTGGCGTATAGATTTAGTTCCCATTGTGTTTTATTGTTTGTTAAATTTAGCTGCTCGAGCTTCAAGTACTCTTTGCAATTCTGCGGGCATTTGTTTTACACGATTACCGTAGACAATATTTTTAGTGCCTGCCGTAGTTGCAACATTGTTATTATTACCGATTAAATTTACTAACGAGATATTTAAATTAGTATCAGTGTAACTGTAATTAGTTAAGCCATTGGGCGAACCGTGGCGTTTAACCCAACCAGGCACACTACCACCGGGTCTTTTAACTGCCTTACCTTTCATAGCAGGAATGCGTTCTTTAGCCTTAAACCATCCAGCCTTTAATGCACCGACTTGTAATTTACTTCTATTGATTTCCTTATCAATGACGGATTGGTCAGTAGTTACATATTTATTAATCCAGTCCATTTGCCTTTGTTTCTTACGAATATTGCGACCATCAGATTTTGTTTTTAATCTTTTGTGTTGGTCTGAAATATCGGTATAAAATGATTGTGATAGATTATCACTGTTTGACTGCGGTATTGCTCGGGCAAATAGATTGCGTGATTTCTTGAAGGCTCGCTCGTGATCAGGGTCATTGGCTATCTTCACCATAATGCTATTGCGGACAGTTTTTAATACTTTGTTTGAATTGTTTAATACTCGGTCAAAATAACTGCGGTCATTACGGAAAGCAGCGTCACCGAGTTTGCGATACATCAGGAACGCAGCTGAGCGTTTGTTTGCACTGACTGCGATAGAATTAACATCGGCTTTGACTGCACCTTCGCCTATTTGTTTTGCACCAATTAATAACCCACCCCCACCACCTTTAGACATAGGGGGGGTAAAATTCATAGCATCCATGCAAATTAAATGTGCCTGACGGATTGCTACGTCGTGCGTATCTACACCCAAGCCTTTAGCAAAGTCCTCACAGGCCTTCTGAAATTCTTCAAAAGACTTCGGGTCAATTTTGACCGATACTGATATCATTACTGGTTATCGTCGATTACGACGAGTATGATCCACGCCGAGCCGGGCTTATAAGTCTGCGAAGTGATTCGGACAGATTTGCCACCAGCCGTTATTTTCTTACCGATAGCCAGGGACGCGATAGGAAGGCCTGAGGAAAGTAATGCAGCTGAAGCACCAACTCGACCATCGCTTGCCGTCCAAGCCGTAGTGGTTGCCGTTACCTTGACTGAGAATTGAGTACGGTCGCAATAACCCCCCGCCTCGAGTACCTGAGTTAAAACAGGGTCGGAAATCATGCAGAGGAATGTCGGGCCAGAAGCGATTGAACCAACCACACCAAAGTCAGCCAGCATATCTTTAGCGTCTTGGGCGAAGTCTGCGTAAATACTCATACTATTGTCGGTCTTGGAAATGGGGTCATAAAGGTGTCTGGGAAGCCCTCAAAGGCGTTTTGATGGCGGGGACGGGTAAAGTGTCAGGCAACAAAAAACCCCCGACTTTTCAGAGGGGGGTCTTTCTCGTCTTTATGACTGCGGATTAGGCAGTGAGTAAGCGAGTGAGGGAAGTAGCGCGACCTTTAGCTGCACCGAAGAGCAGGGTTGCGGTAACGTTGTAGAAACCAGACTGCTCTTGACCCATGATGATTTGGATACCGAGACCAGTGTCAGCGTCAACTGCTACTGCGGATTCAAAGCCAGGGATTTCGCTCATTGGTAAACCAGAAGCGACTGCGATTGCATCGGATCCACAAGCGAAGCCTGCGAGATTTTCCGAGTTCGTAGGAAGTGAGGTGAATTGGAAGACTGACATACCACCAACTTGACCGATTTGACCAGTTTGGATAACGCTTGCACCAAGAGCGTAAGCAGCGGCGATTTGAGCGTCAGTTAAAAGGTTGTTAGCGTAGGTCGAGTTTAAGATTAACGCGCGAGTGTCGCTGGCCTTAGCTGCATCGAGTACGCCTTTAGCGGTTACGACTTCAGCGTAGGAGAGAGCTGCACCAGTTACTGCATTGCTGGAGTAATTAGCGTTAGTGATTAAAGCGGACACTTCGGCTAAACAGGCTTCGGCGATTGCGTTAGCTGCGGTAGGAGTGAAAGCGTTGACCAAGTACTGAGCGCCATAAGACTTAACGTCGAGAGGGCTGAAACGGCTGGACACTTTGAAGTGCTTCAGGGTTACAGTCGCGTTCGTTAAGGTAGCGTCGTCTTGAGTGAGGTATCCGCCTGAACCAAATTCAGTAGCGGTTGAAGTTCCTACGAGAGGAACGAAGACAGATTTACCGGCTTGTCCTTCGAGAGTGCTGAAAACACTGGAGAAAGATTTAAGAGCAGGAAGTTTGCCTTTGATTGAAGCGATCACGGATTCAGCGAGAATCGATGGTGCTGTTGCGATGGAATTTGCCATGTTAGTTTAGTGAGTAATTAGTGATTAGAGAAAAATTAGATTGAACGAATGATTTCGTTTTTATGCTTTGCGAAGTATGCGGAGCGTTCTGCACCCATAGTCATTCCGAGGAATACTTCCAAATGATTGACGGCTTTTACGGGTTCGTCAGATTTATCGCTAGGAGAAAGTTCAACAGGGTTAACACCGACGCTCGATGCAATCTTCGCAGCTTCAACAGAAGCGGATACAGACTTAGCAGAGAGTTCAGAAATTTGTGCGATCAGTTCGGCCTTCTCTTTAGCAAGTGCGTCGCGTTC